TCAAGACCAGGGGTCGGGCTCCCACACGGGATGAAACTCGAAGCTGCGCACGACACTCCACTGTGCGCCCTGATCGCTCTTACGGTTGTGGATGACCAGACGGCGCAGCAGGCGGCGCAGGATGGCGTTCTTCTCGGTGGTGTGCAGGATGTCCCACTCCTGCAAGAGCCCGACGATCAGGGGGCGGAACTCCTCCCGCGTGGGCGCGACTTCAACCTCGCTGAGCGACTTCAAGTGCTTGATGATGTCGCCCTTCTTACCGAGTAGCTGGTCGCGTACGCGCCCGAACGTGTCCGCCGGGTACTTGTCCGGGTCCAGCGCGTAATCCGTGACGAGACGGTCGAGTGCACCCTCGATCTTGGCCAACTCGGCTTCCGTGCGGGTGCGCTCCTCGACCAGGCGGGCCCGCGGGTCCGGCGCGGTGCCCGGCGCGGTGCGCTGAGCGGGAAGGGCCGGCGCGTTGTCGATGTCGTCGGCGACCGTGTCGGCGAGCCACTTCAACACCTCGGCCTCGACTTCGTCGCGGCGCACGTAGAGGCCGGGCTCACAGGCCGACTTCCCCTTGTTCCTGCGGTTGAAGCACACGAACACGTGGCCCGGAACGAATCCGCCCTTCCCGTCGCGGCCGGATCGCGCAACGGCCGTCCCGCGGCAGTGTCCGTGCCGCATGATGCCGCTGGTCGGGTATGAGGCCCGGCGGGCGCGCGGGGGCGTCTTGCGCGTCTGCTCTCTGTGCGCCCCGTACTCCTTCCACTGCTCGGGAACGATGAGCGCCGGCTGTGCCCCGGGGAGCCAGAGCCACCGGTTTTCTTTGCACGCAGAGAAGTGGTCCTGTCCCAGCTTGCACCGGCACTCCGGGTCGTGGACGCGTAGCAGGCCGGCGGCGAATCCGGAGTCGAGGTAGCGCTGAACGGTGTTGGTGCCCCAGCGGTTGCCCCGTGTGGTGGGGATGAGTAGTTCGTCGTTCAGCCAGTAGGCGAGCTGGGAGAACCCCTGTCCGGCGAGCTTTCGCTCGTAGAGTTCGGCCGCCACGGGGGCGAACTCTGGGTGCCGTTCGTAGCGCTCCTCTTGCAGGCGGAACCCGCCCGGCGCGGTGAGGTCGGGTACGCGCCTCGGGTGCCACACGTAGCCGAACCGCTGACGCCCGGTGGCGGGGAGTTTCAGGGCCCGACGGTGGGCGTGCGTCTCCTTCCACTGTTCGCCGGCCCGATCCGACTCGAATACGGCGAGGTCGAACAGAATCGCGCGGTTGAAGCGTCCGACGGCCGTGCGGGCGTCGACTTCTTCCGTGGCGGACGCGAGGTCTCCGCCGGCCTGTTCGAGGCGGGCGAGGTTGATAGCGATGCCCAGGTCGTTCCGGCCGAAGCGGCTGAACTTCCATACGGCGATTCCGACGGCCTCGCGGCCCTCGACGCGCTGGATGCCGCCCATGATCTTCCGCTTGAAGTTGCGGCCCGTAGCGTCGAGGTCAACGATCCAGTCGACGATCCGACGTCCCGTTCGGGCGGCCCATGACTCGATCGCGGATTGCTGTAGCTCCGGGCTGATCTTCTCCTCGCGCCATGTGCTGACCCTGATGTAGCCGAGCCACGGCTCGCCCGGCGTGCGGGAGCCGCGGAACGTGCTTGGTAGGTCTCGTTTCATACCGCTTTCCGTGGGTTGATGTCCTCTCCGTGCGGCCGGATCGGCCGCACGTTGCCGAGCGGGTCGTCGCACGGGGTGCAGGTCCCCTGCGGGTCGTGCCCGGCTTCCTCTCCGCCGTCCGGCGGTGCTGCCGGGGCGTCGAGAAGTCCTTGCGACACGTGGGTGAGCGCGCGGTGGTAGCCGGCGCGGTACGCGTGGTCGAGCTGTTCCTCGGTTGCCCGTGTGGCGCGGTGCAGTAGGGCGTAGCCGAGTGGTGGAAGGGCGACGATGGCGAGCAGGACGCCGAGCCTGTAGGCGTACACGTGGGGGGCGAAGACTCCGACGAGGGCGAGCAGGCCGCCCAGGATGATCACGGCTACCGACGGGATGTACAGGTGTCGGGTCTGCATTTCGCTGGAGTCCTCCGTACGTGTGGTTCAGTCGGCGAGTCTCTGCTCGCCTTGTGCGGTGTCGCTGCGGCGCAGGGTGTCCGTCATGTTGAGGAACAAGCGGCGCTCTGTGGGGTCGGTGATGCCGAGTTCGTCGGCGGCCTGGTCGGGCGTGATCCGTTCGCCTGGCGGCGCGGTAGGTCGTCGGACGGCGGCTAGCTCTTCGGCGGTGAGGACGCCGGCGCGTACCAAGACCTCCGCGTAGGGCTCGCGGATGGCTTCGGCGAGGGTGCGCAGGATGCGGATGTCCGTCGGGATTTCACCCTTGAGTAGGCGCATGACCGTTGTGAGGCTGATTCCCGAGGCTTCGGCGAAGGCGGACCGTCCGCCGCTGCGCTGTCCGGAGAGGTCGTAACCAAGCCCTTCGAGCTTGGCGGCGAGCCAGTCGCCGAACTCGCCAGTAGCGGCAGACGCACGAGATGCGGCATTGGTTGTACGGCTCTTGTTGTTTTTCACGGTTGAAAGATAGCGCGCGTTCTGCCATGTGGGCAGGGGCAACGTAGAAGATCCAGTTTTGTCCCATAGTCGCCCCCCTTGCCCCATGCGATAGCCCGTACGAGCCCCTTCGTTCGTACGCATGTCCGATTCTCATACGTGCGACTACCGGGCGTCAACGTGCGTTTCCACAAAGCGTTTGAAGACCTAACTTCCAAACTTGAAAATTAGCTGCTAACTTTCAACCTCGGTAGTTAGTTCAGCCGGAAGGAACGCCCCCCGTGTACGACCGCGCCCTACTGCACACCGCCGCCCACATACGCGGCATCACCACCCCCGCCCAGCTCGCCCGCGAGGCCGGCCTCTCCGTCCCCACCGCGTGGCGGATCTGGAACGGCGTCGGAGCCCCCCGCGGCGACCTCGCCGCCCGCGTCGCCGAGACCGTCGGCATCTCCGCCTCGACCCTCTACACCCGCACCTCGACCGAGGCCGCCGCATGAGCGACGTCGTCCCGTACGAGCAGGCCATCGCGAACGCCCGGGCCGTCCTCGACCGCGCCCGACTCCGCATCGCCCGCGACCGCGCCGCCGGCCGCCTCTCCCCCGAGCACGAACTGATCTGCCGCCGCCTCGAACGGCAGCAGGCCGCCCAGGCGCAGACCCCCCGCCGCGCCGCCGCCTGAAACGCGTGAGGGCCGCCCGGATGCGACCCGGACGGCCCCTCATCCCCCGAAGGAGATCGACATGCAGAACCAGGGTATCCACCCCACCACCCCCGCCGCCCAGGCGATCCACGGCGCCCACCGCGGCGCCGCCCGCGCCCGGTTCATCGGCGTGATGGCCCGGCAGCTCCACGAGATCCAGCCCGGCACCGTCCGCGTCCGCACCGTGCCCGTCCTGGTCGACGACAGGCCCCGCACGTGGGTCGAGCTGGTCGACTCGACCGGCCGCCCGATCGTCACCACCGCAGACGCCTGCCGCGCCGCCCGCAACCTGTTGCGCAGCGCCTTCCCGTCCGCCGACTGGACCCGCCCCCGTACGTACGTCGCGGCGACCGGCGACCTCGCCGTCGACGTCGTCGGCGTCCCGGCCGACCTCGGCATCGAGACCGCGCCGGCGGTGACCGCGTGATCAGCCCGCAGCCCACCCGCGACCGCCGCGCCGTCGAGGTCCCCCTCGACCGGATCACCGCGCCCCTGTTCGACGCCCTCGCCGTCGCGTACGCGGACGACCCGGAGCTGATCGGCGCCCTGCTCGTCGAGCACGCCGCCGCCGTCGCCCACCGCGACCACCTCGACCGCGACGACTCCCCGCACGCCCGCGAGGTCGCCGCCGCCGAGGCCGACGAGACCCGCGAGGCCGTCGAGGGCCACCTCGACGACGAGGTGACCCGGCCCGTGCGCCTCACCCCGCGCGCCGCGCACCTGCTCGCCGGGCAACTGGTCGCCCTCGCGCACCGCGCCACCGGCACGGCCTACGTCGACCGCCAGGGCGACCGCTGGACCTACACCGGCCAGACCACCCCGCGGGGCGAGCCGATCGTCGCGTGCCCCGCCCCCCGAGACCCCACCGAGACCGGCACCGGTTCGTCGCACCCGTGGACGCAGCCCGCCGTCGACGCCCGGTTCGGCCCGCTCACCGAGGAGACCCCCGCCGCATGACCGTCACCACTCTCCCCACTCCCCTTACCGCCCCCGTCGTCGTTCCCCCGGCCGCCGAACAGACCGCCGGCCCGCGCGACCTCACCCCCGAGCAGGTCGCGACCCTGCTCGCCCCGATCAACCCCTCGCGCGTGCAGACGCTCAACAGGCAGTCGCACGTCGAGGCGTGGGACGTCCGCAGGTGGCTGACCCGTACGTTCGGGTTCGGCGGGTGGAGCGTCGAGACGCTGGAACTCGCGTGCGTCGCACAGATCGAGATCAACCCCGGCCGCTGGACCGTCGTCTACCGCGCACAGGTGCGTCTCACCGTGCGCACCCCGGACGGCCGCACCCTGTCGTCGTGGGAGGACGGAGCGTCGGGCGACGCGCCGAATCAGAAGGCGATCGGTGACGCCCACGACATGGCGATGAAAACCGCCCTGTCCCAGGCCCTCAAGCGCTGCGCCGTGAACCTCGGCGACGGGTTCGGTCTGTCCCTCTACAACGACGGGTCGCGTCGGGCCGTCGTGCAGTGGTCGGCCGTGCACACCGCGCCGAAGGACCCCGAGAAGGCCGCCGCCGAGGACGAGCCGGTGAAGCCCGAGCCGACGCCCGAGCAGCCGGCCGTCGAGCAGCCCGCCGCCTCGCCCGCCGAGCAGGCCCCGGCCGCCGAGCAGCAGCCGCGCCGCAGCAACCGCGCCGCCCGCCAGACGCGCCGCCCCGCCCAGCAGCAGGAGCCGCCCGCCGCCGAGCAGGCGCCGCCGGTGTCCGGGTACATCACCAAGGCCAAGGCCGCCAAGACGGCCGCCGACGTCCGCGTGTTGTACGACGCGGCGAAGGCCGAAGGGCTCGCCCTGGCCGTCCTCGCGCAGCTCGCCGACATCGGCGCCGCCAAGCCGGGCGCCAAGCCGCGCAGGAAGTCCGCGCCGACGCCGGCCTCGACGCCCACCTCGCCCCCGCAGCAGGACGACGAGCACGCGATGGCCGTCGGCGAGGTCATCGACGCCGCCCGGGGCGCCGGAATCACCGACCGCGCCGAGGTCGACGCCCTGTTCGCCTCCCGATTCGGGTGCGCCCTCACCGAGGCCGCCCTCGCCCAGTTGCGCGAGATGCGCGACGACCTGATCGACGCCGCCGAGGAGCCCGCCGCATGAGCACCGCGACCCCCACCCCCGAGCAGGACGTCGACCAGGGCGTCGAGCAGCCCGTCGCATCGCTGCGGGAACTCGCCATGGAGGCCGCCGCCCTCGACGTCCTCGCCGCCCGCGTCACCGCCGCGAAGAAGGACGTCCGGGCCCGCCTGCAAACGGCCCTCGACGCCGCCGCCCGCCGCGACGGAGTCGAGCGCGTCGCCGCCGAGTTGCCCGACGGCCGGGCCGTCGCCACGGTGTCGCTCCGCAAGGGCAGCGTCGGGCCCGTCGTCGTCGACGAGGACGTGTTCGCCCGATGGGTCGCCGCACGGTGGCCCGAGCAGCGCCAGGAGTTCACCGAGACCCGCGTCGTGCGCACCGTCAAGGCGTGGCGCTCCGCCGAACTGGTCGGCGAAATGGCCGCCCTCGACCTGTCCATCGAGCCGGGCAAGAGCACGCGGCCGGCGATGTGGGCCGACCCCGAGTCGGGCGAGTTGGTCGAGGTCCCCGGCGTCCTGATCAAGCCCGTCAGCGCCCGTACGCACTCCCTCACGTGGCGCAAGGACGGCAAGGCCATGACCGCGGAGGCGTGGCGGACCGGCGGACGCGCCCAGCAGTTCGCCGCGCTCACCACCGGGACCGAGAAGTGACCCGGGCGACCACGGCGAGGCTCGCCGCGATGCGCCGGCGCCTCGACGAGCCGTCGGCCGAGGCCGTGCCTGGGCAGCTCGCCGTCGAGGTCCCGCCCGCCGCCCGCAGGCCCTCGCCCGAGTGCGAGCACGGCAACCCCCGATGTGGCGCCCGTCCGGCCCGTCCGTACCCGTGCGGGTGGAAGTGCGACGAGCACCAGCCCGCCCGCACCCACCGCCGCACCACCCCGTGACCGGCCCCGGGGCGAGGTGACTCCCACCCTCGCCCCGGGCGCCCCCAGCAACAGGAGCAACACCCCATGAGGGCTTTCTACCGCGGCTACAGCGCCCGCACCGGCCGCCGTGCCGCCCAGGTGCGACGCCTGCACATCATGCGCGAGGACGGACCGATGCCCGGCCGTCAGGGCGAGTGCGGCACCACCGGGTGGGACGTCACCCACTCCCCGGCCGTCGTGCTTGACCCCGCACCCCAGACGCCGCCCGCCGGCCTCGCATGGTGCCCGCGGTGCGTGGGCCTCGCCGCGGCCCGTACCGGCCTGCTCGACCAGTGGGCCGCCCAGCTCGCCGCCCAACTCGCCGCCGAGGTCGCCCGATGACCCTCGACGCGCAAGATTGGGTGTGGCAGCACTCCCGGACCAAGGGCAACGCCCGGTTGGTCATGCTCGCCGTAGCCGACGCGATCACCGGCCCCGACGCCCTCGCCAGCATGGGCACGGCCGAGATCATGCAGCGGCTCAACGTCAGCAGGTCGACCGCCCGGGCCGCCGTCGACGCCGCCCTCGCGTCCGACGAGCTGGTCGAGGACGAGCCCGCCAAGGGCAGCCGGGCGACCCGCTACAAGATCCCCGGAGCCGTCGGCTACGTCCGCCAGTACCGCGGTACCGGGCCGAAATCCGGCCCCATAGCTCCACAGACCCCCGGGCCGAAATCCGGCCCCCTAGCGGCTACCGGGCCGAATTCCGGCCCCCCTACCGGGCCGGAGTCCGGTCCCCCCGTACAGGACCCCGCCCCCCTCTTTGGGGCCGAGACTCGGCCCCCTACAGGGCCGGAATCCGGCCCCCATCACTCACCCATAGACGGAGTGAATGAAGGAGGGAGGGAGTACCGCGCCGAGGTCGCCATGATTCCGGCGAAGGCTCGCCCCCTGGTCGACCGGATCACCGCCGCCGGCGTCCTGGTCGCGTGGACCCTCGCCCCCGGCGAGTGGATTGTCGTCGAGGCCCTCATGAAGCGCAGCGGCCCCGACATGCTCGCCCAGGCCGCCGTACAGGCCGCCGCCCGCGCCCGGGGCAAGGGTGTTGCCCACGCCCGGTACTTCCTGCGGACGTGGCAGGCCCTACCGCCCGCCCCCGAGCCCGGCACCGTCCCCGCCGCCGCCCCGGCCGGGCCCGCCCGCTCGAACGTCGTCCCCTTCCCCGGCGCCGACCGACCCGGCCGCGCCGCCCAGGCCGCCGGTTGGTACGCCGACCTGCTCACCGAGGAGAACTGACCCCCCATGAACCGCCGCGAAATCGCCGCCCTGCTCGCCTACGTCGACCGCCTCGACCCCGGCCGCGCCCCCGCCGACCGCGCCGCGGCCGGTGAGCGACTCGAACAGTGGGCCACCCTGCTCGCCCACGTTCCGCCGACCGCCCCGCACCCCGACGGCCGGCACTGGGACGCCTCGCAGATCGCCGCCCGGCACATCGGTACGTCGCCCTACCCGCTCAAGCCGTCCGACATCGGCGGCCCGTGGGAGACCTACCGCACCGACGTCGTCGGCCGGCACTACGACCCCGCCCCGGCCGTCGACCCCGACGACGAAGCGGCCTACCGTGCCGCGCTGCGCAACACCCGGCACGCCGTCGCCGTCGGCACGCTCCCCCCGGCCCCGCAGCACGCCATCGAGGGCCGCCCGAGCCCCATCCGGGCCGTCCGCGACGCCGCCGCGGCCCGCCGCCTCGCCGAACTCGGTTCGTACGTTCCCCGGTCCGTCGCCGCCGAACTGGAGAACTTCCGCCCGCAGCGCGCCGCCCGCGAGCAGCTCGCCGCCGCCAACCTCCCCGACCCGCTCGACGTCGCGTGCACGTGGTGCAAGGCGCCGAAGGGCCGCCCGTGCCGCATTCCCCGCAACGCCCCGGGTGACGACGCGATCAGCTACCGGCCGATGAAGAAGCCGCACGGGTCCCGCATCGAGGACGCCGCCGCCCACCACGCCCGCCGCCAGGAGCAGGAGACCGCCGCATGAGCCACGCCACCCCGAAGCGGGCCCGCAACCACCGCCGCAAGGCGAGCACCGGCGACCACACCCGGAACACCAACGCATGGCGTATCGAGGGCAGTTGGGACCACCGCCCCGACCTCCCCGTCGTCGTCCGTACGCCCGACCGCAAGCACGCCCGCCGCGTCGTGCGCGAGTTGGTCGCCAAGGGGGCGTATGTGATCTTCCAGGAGCACGCCGGGTGGGACCGCTGGACCACCGTCGAGGAGTTCGACGGCCCCGCCCTGCTCGCCGAGGCCGCCGCCGAGCAGCAGCTCGCCGCCGCCGGGTACCCGCCGGCCCCCGCGGACTACCGGCCCGACGCGGACGACCGCCACCGCACGTGGCTCGCGTGGATGGAGGCCCGGGCCGCCGCCGAGGCCGAGCGGGCGCAGGACCGCGCCCGGGCCGCCGCCGAGGCCGGCCGCCGCCGCGACCGCCTCGCCGTCGAGGTCGCCCGCGACGCCCGGGCCCTCATGGCACCGCCCGCGATCGTCCGGCCCGAGCACCGCCAGCGCGCCCGGCACATCACGGGGGCGCAGCGATGACCCCCGCCGCCGTCGCCGTCATCCGCGGTGCGCTGGAGGAAGCCGCCCGCGATGTCGTCGACGGCCCGGCCGATGCAGCCCGTCGAGTTGCTGCCGAGTTGGAACGTTGCGGGTGGGACCTCAAGCCCTCACACGGGGCCAAGGTCACCGGACCCCACTTCTGACCAGCACAGCAGGGGGGGCGCATCCCCGGAGACAGCGCGCCCCCCTGCCTGCTAACTTTCTGTCTCGGTAGTTAGTTACCGAGCACACGTCCCGAGCCCCGCCGCACATCCCCCGGAGGTACGTCCCCCATGGCCCGCACCACCCCGGCCGAGCGCTTCACCGCCAAGACGACCCCGGGCACGATTCCGGCCGGCCTCGACACCCCGTGCCTGCTCTGGCCCGAGACCAGCCTCGACCGCGACGGCTACGGCCGTTTCTGGGTCGACGGCCGCGTCGTCCCCGCACACCGCTGGTCGTACGAGCAGCACCGCGGCCCCGTCCCGGCCGGCCTCGAACTCGACCACCTGTGCACCGTGCGCCGCTGCGTCGCCGACGACCACCTCGACGCCGTCGACCACCGCACCAACGTCCTGCGATCGAGCGGCCCGTCGGCCGTCAACGCCCGCCGCACCGTGTGCAAGCACGGCCACGACCTCACCGACCCCACCAACGTGCACGTGGCCTACCCGCCGTCGCACCCGCACGGAATGCGCAAGTGCCGGGCGTGCGCCCGCGACCGCGCCCGCCGCACCCGCGAGCCCCAGCTCGCCCCCGTCACGACCCTTCCCACCCGCACCACCCTTGAGAGGACCGCCGCCTGATGGCCGGAGACACCCCGATCACCGTTGTGGGCAACGTCGTTGCCGACCCCGAACTCAGGTTCACCCCCGCCGGCGCCGCCGTCGCGAACTTCCGGCTCGCCTCGACCCCCCGCACGTTCGACCGCACCGCCAACGAATGGCGAGACGGCGAGACCCTGTTCCTGTCCGTCTCCGTATGGCGCCAGCAGGCCGAGAACGTCGCCGGATCCATCCACCGCGGCGACCGCGTGATCGTCGTCGGCACCCTCGCCCAGCGCACGTACGAGAAGGACGGCGAGCGCCGAGCGTCCTACGAGGTCAAGGCCGAGGAAGTCGGCCCCGCGCTCAAGAACGCGACCGCCACTGTCACCAAGGCCACCGCCCAGGGCGCCCAGGGATACGGCCAGCAGGCCCCCCAGCAGCCCCAGCGCAGCCCGCAGCACGACCCGTGGGCCCAGCAGCAGCCCCACGACGAACCCCCCTTCTAGGCCCCCGCGCGACCGGACGCGCACCCCCTCACGCGCGGGCGCGCACGCGCCTACCGCCCACCCCAGACAGGAGCGACCCCACCATGACCCACACCCCCGGCCGCCTCGCCGTCGCCTCACTCGCGACGCACCGCCTGATCGTCGCCGTGCCCCACACCGGCCCGGGCGAGGTACTGAGCAGCCTCCCCCGCTCCACCGCCGCCGACATGCTGCGCCGCCTCGCCGACCACCTCGACGGCCCGGACGGCCGATGCGAGACCGCCCGACTCACCGGCCGCCCCTGCCCCGTGCACGACGCCCCCGCCGAGGGCGACCTCGACCGCGCCCTCGACGACCTGCTCGCCGGCCTCGACGACCACCTCGCCGCCACGGCCGCCACCCCGAAGCCCGGCCCGGCCCCCACCCCCGAGGGCGACCTCGACGCCGACACCGTGCGCACCGCCCTCGCGTTCAACATCGCCGAGCACGACCGCGCCCTCGCCACGCTCCGCGACGTCCTGCTCGACACCTCCCTGTCCCGCACCCCCGCCCAGGCCCTCGCCGCCGCCCGCATCATCCTCGCCGCCCACGCCCGGCAGATCGAGGCCCTGATAGAAGCCCACTACACCGCCACCCGCACCCGATGGGGACTCACCCGATCGTCCCGCGGCCTGCTCACCGGCTACGACGGCGCCCGCAAGCTGATCGCCGCGTACGCCGCCGGCCTCGACCGCGACCAGGCCCTCGCCGAGACCGCCGAGCAGACCACGCCATGACTCTCGGCCTCGCGGCGACCCTCACCGTCGCCGCCGCCCTGCTCGCCGTCGGCATCCACCTGATCGCGTGGACGCTGCGCGGCGAGCCGGGGCGCGCCCACCACACCGCCCCCACCACCACGGAGCCCGAGCAGTGAGCACCCCGACCACCGAGCCCGAGCAGTACCAGACCGACCCCTACGGGACGCCCTGCTACCGGCACACCGACCCCGACGGCGACCAAGTCCTCGCCGCCGCCTCGCTCATCCCCGGCAAGGGCCCCGGCACCGGCCCCGGCATCTACTTCCGCACCTCGCCCGCCGGCGCATCCATCCCCCTTGCCGACCTCGACCCGTTCATCGCGCGCCTGCACACGATCGCCGACGTTGCCCGCGCCGAAGCGAAGGAGCAGCAGGCATGACCACCAAGCGCCGCACCCGCGACCGCGCCGACCGCCGCAAGGTCGTCGCCGTCCTGCTCGCCCGCCTCGACCGCCTGTCGGACGCCGAGGCCGCCCTCTTGCGCGAGCACGTGCTCACCGAGCAGCAGCTCGCCGACGAGCAGCGCACCACCCTCGCCACCACCAAGCGCATCCGTACCCGCGAGCAGCGCACCGCCGAGGCCGCCCTCGCCGCCGCCGAGCAGCGCGCCCAGACCGCCGAGCGCTACCTCGCCGAGGCCAAGGAGTACGCCGCCCGCCAGGAGCGCACGGCCGCCGAGCAGCGCGCCGCCGTCTCCCGCGTCCTCGCCCTGGTCGGCCGCCGCGACGCCGTCCCGGCCGCCGCCGTGTGGGCCGCCGTCGACGCCGACCCCACCAAGCACCGCACGGCCGCCGGCCTCGCCGACCGTTGGCAGGCCGACCGCCGCGCCCGCGCCCCGTTCCTCGCCGCGGCCAACTCCGCCGAGGCCCTGCTCGCCGAGCAGCAGCGCGAGCACGACATCGCCCTCGCCGCCGAGCGCCGGATCTCCGCCGGGTGGAAGCGCCGGCACCTCGACGCCGAGCGCCGCGGCGACCGGTACCGGGCGGCATGGCTCGCCGCCCGCCGCGCCCGCCGCGCCGCCCGGGCCGCGCTCCCCGACGAGCCCCGCCCGCGTCTCGGGCTCCCGAACGACCTCGCGTACGCCAACGGGCGGCACGACCTCGCCGAACGCATCCTCTACGCCCTCGCCCACCCGCCCCAGGAGACGACCCCGTGATCTCCAACCCGCTCGCCGACGTGCTCGCCAACATGCTCAACATCCTCGACGTCGTCGGCACCCTCGCCGCTACCGCCGGATACCTCTACTACTCCCGCCAGACCCGCCGACTCGACGCCGAGAACCGCCGACTCCGCGCCACCCTCACCCGCCAGGAGACGACCCCGTGAGCACCGCTCCCCGCAGCCTCGCCGCCACCGTCGCCCTGGTCGTCCTCGCCGCCACCGTCGCCGTCGCGTGCGACACCGGGTCGGCGTGCGCCGCCGTCGCCCCGCGGCCGGCCCCCTCGCCGGGTGTTTCCCCGAAGGCGCCCACCGCCCCGACGACCCCGCGGCCCGGAGTTGTCATCCTGCCCGTCGTCATCGACGGCGACGACCCGTGCGAGGACCGATGAACAGCCCCGTATCCGACGTGCGCGCCCAGGCCGCTGCCGACCTCACCACCGTGCGCGAGCAGTGGGGCGACCTGCTCGCCGCCATCGGCGAACCACCGCGCCGCGCCGAGTGGATGCCGTACGAGCGCCGCGGATTCCTCGACCAGCTCGCCGCCGCCGACCGCGAGGACGACGACCAGGCCGTCGAGCCCGCCGTCGGCCGCCTCCCGCTCATCCTGCGCGAGCACCCCGCGCCTGCCGATCTGCGGGCCCTCGACGCCGCCCTCGACGTCGAGCGCGACGTGTTCGACATGTGCGACGCCGTCGCCGAGCGCGTGCAGCTCCCCACCCGCGACCCGAACGGCACATGGTCGATCGGCGCACCGGACGACCCCCGCCTGTGGCGCCTGCCCACGCACCGCGACGCCGGCCCCGGAGCGATCACCTCGACGGGGTCGCGCGCGTACGGCCTGCATTGGGCGTGTGTGTGGCTGGAGGGCCGCGCCCTCGACGACGACCCGGCCGACCGCGCCCTGTTCGCCCGCACCCCGACGCCCCTGGTCGACCAGCTCGCCGACGTTGCCCGTACCGCGCGCCGCCGCGTCGAGGCCGCACTCGGCCGCGAGTCCCGGACCATCGTCCTCGACGACGAGTGCCCGTTCTGCAAGGCCGGCCGGATCACCGTGCACAACGGCGGGGGCGACCCCCGACAGGCCGTAGCGACCTGCTCGACCGGGCCGACGTGCCCGGCCCCCGTCGACATCGAGCGGGCGCGCCGGGCGTGGCGAGGGCCCGCCCTGGTCGGCCTGCTCGCCGCGCTGGAGGAGAAGCGCACCGCCCCGGCCGCGTAGGCACGGCAGGCACACCCCCGGGGGAGCAGCACCGCCCCCGGGGGTGTCGGCGTCTCCGGGCCCCGTCACAGTTACGTAACGGTTGCGGTAACCATTCCCGCAACGATTGCGGTAACGGTTGCTGTGCGGCATCGTGGGCACTCCTGACGGGCCCTCACCCCGGACGGACCGCCGGCCCTCACCCGGCACCCACCACCCAACACAGGAGCGACACTGTGGAAACCGTCATCCCCGGCGCCCTCGCCGACCACCTCACCCGCCAGACCATCACCGACACCGAGACGACCGCCGTCCTCGACGCCGCACGCCGCGGCCGGGGCCGGACCCTGGTCATCGAGCCGACCAGCACCCGCGTACTGCACGTGATCAGCGCGTACGCCGAGGCCATCCTCGAAAACCGCAGCCTGCACACCACCGCCGAGGCCCGCGCCGCCCGCCTGTGGATGCAGCGCGCCGGACACGCCCCCGCCGCTGTCGTGGCCCCCGTCGCCGAGGAGCAGGCGCCGGCGCCCGTCCGCGACGAGCCGTCCGACTGGTGGACCATCATGGACCCGGTCACCGGCAAGGAGGCCGCCCGCGTCTACGGCGAGACCTACCAGGAGATGACCCCGCGCGCCGAGGCCCTGCCCGAGGTCCGCGCCATCATCCGCAAGCACCGCGGTTTCTCCCGCCGCCGCCTGTCCGTCTCCGAACTCACCGCCGACCAGCTCGCCCAGCAGCACGACCAGGAGCAGCAGCGCGCCGCCGCCCGCCTCGACCTCGCCGAGCAGCAGGCCGCCGCCGAGCCCGCCCCGAAGTGGGAGACCACCGCCACCGGCCAGAAGGCGACCCCCCACTACTCCCAGCGCCCCAGCGTCGGCGCCAGCGTCACCGTCTGCGGAACCCGCACCTACACCCGCGTCCCGCTCACCGTCGACGGCCCCGCCGTCTGCCGTACGTGCGACCGCGGCCGGGCCGTCCTCGACGCCGAGCAGCACGACGTCGAGCACCGCCTCACCGCCGGCGCCAAGTCCGGCGTCCGTCACCTGCTCATCCCCGGGACCGCATCCGGCTACTGCGGAAAGCCCGTCGGCGACACCCCGGCCCCGTCCTCCGCCCGCGACTGCCGCAACTGCGCCGACCTCGCCGACAAGATCCGCCGGTTCCGCACCGACCTCGCCGCCGACGCCGCATTCGCCGCCGCCGCCCACGCCGCCGACGCCGTCGAGCACGCCGAGCAGGTCGAGGCCGGCGTCGCCACCGTCGCCGAGGCCGTCACCCTGTACGACGCCCACCTCGCCGCCGACGCCGCCGCTGAGGCCGAGACCCTGCTCGACGACGAACTGCGCCTCGCCGCCGCCCTGGTCACGGAGGCCGAAGCCACTGCGGGAACGTGGCGGGGCGAGTGGATCGGCGACACCCCGGGCACCGACGTCCTGTTCATCGCCGACCGCACGGTCGAACAGGGCGCCCTGTTCGACGACCGCGCCACCACCTGACCACCGACCGGCCCGCCCCCCGCCCGGGGGGCGGGCCCCATCCCACCCAACAGGAGCACCCCGGATGAGCAACGAGCAGACCCCGCCCAACGACGACGACCAGGACGTCGAGCCCACCATCGCCGAGTACCACCGCGCCGACGCGTCGGAGATGCCCACCACCCCGGACGAGCAGCAGGCCGCCGTCGAGGACATGGTCGCGGGGAAGGGCTGGACGTCCGGCGAACTTATCCGCAGGATGCGTGCGGCGAACGCCGAGCCGACCCTCGCCGAGTTCCGCACGTACCTGTCCGACGCCGGGCGGACCGCGGCCCAGGGCGGAGCGCTCGGCAGCCACCAGGCCAACATCCTCGCGGGTGTCCTCGGCATGGTCGACGAGTACGTCGCCGACCGCCGGGCCGGCCGCGCCCTGTCCACCTCGACCCCGGGCCCCGTGGACCCGCTGAACCGCGCGAACCTGCGCATCATCGCCCGCGCACACCGCGACGCCACCGACCCGCGCAACGCCGGGACCGGCGACCTCGACCGCCTACTCGACCGCCTCGCCGACGAGTTCGACCCGGCCGACGTCGGGATCGTCCGGCGTGTGGCCGTCGCCCTCGCCGACGCGATGCCCCGCATCGCCCACAAGGCCCGCGAGGAGGGATGGAGCCCCGACGAGATCGCACGGGAGACCAACTACGGGGGGAGCCGGGTAACTCAGTTCATCCGGCAGGAGAAGGAGCGCCGCGCCGCCCCGGGCGAGCTGCGCCGCTACACGTGGCGTATCGACACGCTCGACGCCGACAGCGGCCAGTACGGATGGAACCCCCGCGAGTCCGGCGAGGACGCCGCGGCCCCGGGCGACCTCGCCCAGCTCGCCGAGCGCCTGCTCGTCGAGACCGGCGCCCATGACCAGCGCGCCCGCATCGTCATGTGGGAGGGCAAGGAAGGTTCGGACGCCGAAGCCGTGCACACGACCGAGCGCGACGCCCAGTAGGCCCGCACAACAAAAGCGGGCCCGCCCCCAGTCCTCACAACCATGGGCGGGCCCTCACCACCGAACAGGAGCGACCCCACACGATGGCTACCGCCAAGAGTAACCAGCCGCCCACCCCACCCAAGGCCGGCACCCGCCCGTCGGTCCGCGTCGACGAGCAGCTCGCCGCCGACCTCGCCGTCGTCATGCGCACGGGCGCCAACATGTCCGACGCCATCCGCCTGTCCGTCCGACAGGTCGCCGACATGTACCGCACCGCATGGACCGAAGGCGTCGTGCCCGTCGGCACCGCGCCCGTCCTGCTCGCCTACCAACTCCACAAGGACCCGACCCCGCCCCGCCCGTCGGACGCCGTGACCAGCGGGTATGACGCCCGTCCGACACCCGCCGCCCCTGCCGTCGCACACCCGGCGCCCGCCGTCGGACACCCGACCGCCCCCACCGCACTCCCGACCCTGCCCACCGGTACGCCCGTCGGACCGCCTGCCGTACCCGTCGGACAGCAGCCGCCCCCGGCCGCTCCCCGCCGCCGGTTCCGTAGCCTGTTCCGTCGCTCCGGGCCCGTCCCTGGCGTGCCCATCCGGTACCCGTAGGACACCCAGCCCCCTGCCGTCGGACACGGGACGACCGGACGCGGGCCCGCCCGCGCGCGAGGCGATCCCGCTTGCACCGTTATCGATCTGTGACCTACTGTGGGGGGCGTCTCCGGCGTGCCCGGAGAACCCCAGACCACACCCCGCGAGCCGACACCGCCGCGGAACCCCGACGCCCCGCCGGCCCCCACCCGGCGGGGCGTCCGCATGTCCCCGGCGAGGAGGTGACCGCCGATGGCACGCCCCATCACGGACGCCGACCGCCGACAGGTGCGCGAGCTGCACGCCGCGGGGAAGTCCCGCAACGACATCGCCCGCACCCTCGACCGCTCCCCCTCGACCGTGTCGAAGATCGCCGCCCAGTGCGAGCCACCCCTCACCTTCGACCGCGCCGAGCAGGTGGAGGCCGCAACCCGCGTCCGAACCGCCGACCTCGCCGCCCGCCGCGCCGCCCTCGCCCTCGACCTACAGACCGACGCCGAGAAGCTGCGGGCGCAGCTCTGGGAGGCCACGCAGCACGGCGAGTTCGCCGGCCGTGACGGCGAATGGCGGACGGCCGACCTCGACCGCCCCCGCTTCCCCGACCAGCGCGCCATCGTCGCCGCCGTGCAGACCGCCGTCGGGACCTCGCTCCGCCTCGCACCCGCCGAGGGCGGAGACGACGCCACCCAGGTCCGTTCGATGCTCGGCGCACTCGGCGAGGCACTGACGCAGGCCGCCAACGACGACCAGGCCCTCGACGACGACAGGGGCGCCGACGGGGGGTGAGCGGTGCTCGACCTCGACCGCCTGCCCCTGTCCCGCAAACAGCTCTTGTCGATCGGGCAGGCGACCGCCCGCATCAACCTGTGGCACGGGTCGGTCCGCAGCGGCAAGACGATCGCGTCCCTGCTCGCGTTCGTGATCGCCGTCGCCACGGCCGGCCCGTCCGGCCTGATCATCATCGTCGGCCGCAGCCTGCAAACGATCGAACGCAACGTTCTCGAACCCCTGCAAGATGCATCACTGTTCGGGCCCCTCGCCCGACTGGTCGTGCACACCCGCGGGGCGACCACGGCGACGATCCTCGGCCGCACCGTGCACCTGATCGGCGCCGCCGACGCCCGAGCCGAGGGCCGCCTACGTGGCCTTACCGCCCAGCTCGCCTACGTCGACGAGGCGACCCTCTTGCCCGAGGCGATGTGGACGCAGCTACTCGCCCGCCTGTCCGTGCCCGGGGCGCGCCTCTACGCCACGACGAACCCGGACAGCCCCCGGCACTGGCTACGGACGCAGTACCTCGACCGGGTCGACGAGCCCGACATGGACCTGCACGAGTGGCATTTCCGCCTCGCCGACAACCCCAGCTTGTCGCCGAAGTACATAGCGTCGCTCGCCGCCGAGTACACCGGCCTATGGCGCCGGCGCATGATCGACGGCGCATGGGTCGTCGCCGAGGGCGCCATCTACGCCGAGTGGGACGAGGCCCGGCACGTCGTCGACACCCTGCCCGCCATGCGCCGGCACTTCCTCGGCGTCGACTACGGCACGACCAACCCGTTCTCCGCCGTCCTGCTCGGCATCGGCACCGATGACCGGCTGTACGCGTGCGCAGAGTGGCGGTACGACGGCCGCCGAACACACCGGCCGATGACTGACTCGCAGTACAGCGACGCCGTCCGGGCATGGCTCGCCAACCTCGACGTGGTCCCCGAGTGGACGTTCGTCGACCCGAGCGCCAAGTCGTTCAGCACCCAGCTTTGGCAGGACGGACACCCCGGCGTCGCCCGCGCCGACAACACCGTCGCCGACGGGATCCGCAGCGTCGCGAGCCTGCTCGCCGCCGACCGCCTGCTCGTACACCGGTCCTGCGAGGGCCTGCTCGGCGAGATACCCGGGTACTCATGGGACCCGGCCGCCACCCTCCGCGGCGAGGACGCCCCCTTGAAGGTGGACGACCACTCATGCGACGCGATCCGGTACGCCATCCACTCGACGGCGCACGAGTGGCGCCACCTGCTCACCGCCCGCCCCGCCAGCACGACCAGGAGGTGACGGCGAGCATGACCAGCCTGCCGACCCACATCACGACCGAGCAGCGGCGCACCGCGCTCCGGGCCCTTGGCCTGCCGCCCGCTCTCGTACAGACCGTCACCGTGCACCAGGGCGACGGAGTCACCGCCGCCCTGTACGTCCTCGACCGCGAGGGCCGGCGCATTCAGCACGGCGACCGGACGTTGACGGCCGACGTGTCCATACCGGCCGCCGAGGAGGTGAACACGTCGTGAGCCTCCCCGACCGCGGGTCGACGTGGCCGCCGCCCGAGTGGGCCCCGATCTACCAGCAGATGAAGGTAGACGACGCGTGGTACAGCGGCGACCCGCGCCGCCTCGCCGCCGTCTACGGAGACGGCACCGCACCGGCCCCGTCCGTGCGGCGCCTGCTCGGCCGCTCCACGCCCGCACCCCGCGCCCGCAGGATCCGCCTGCACGTCCCCCTCGCCGGGGACATCGCCAGCACAAGCGCAGACTTGCTCTTCGCCGACATGCCGGGCATCACGGTCCCGGACAGCGCGACCATGGACCGGCTGACGACGCTCCTCGACGAGTGCCGCGTGCAACAGGTCCTTCTGTCCGGCGGCGAGCAGGCCGCGGCCCTCTCCGGCGTGTTCCTGCGCTCGACGTGGGACCGCGCCGTCGTGAAGGATCGTCCGCTCCTCACGGCCGTACAGCCCGACCAGGCCATCCCGACCTTTCGCCACGGGATCCTTACGTCGGTGATCTTCTGGCGCGAGCTTCCCGGCTCCACCACGTCCACCGTGTGGCGCCACCTCGAACGCCACGTCGTCGGCGAGGTCGAACACGGTCTCTACGAGGGCACCGCCGACCAGCTCGGGCGCCGCGTCCCGCTCACCGAGCACCCGGACACCCGCGCCCTGGTCGAGGCCCTCGACCTCACCGGCGACGGCACCACCGTTGCCACCGGGGTGGAGATGCTCACCGCCTCATACGTCCCCAACATGCTGCCCCACCGGCTCATGCGAGGGTCGGCCCTTGGCCGCAGCGACTACGCCGCCCCGTTGTACGACGAGTTCACCGCGCTGGACACCACGTGGACGAATTGGATGCGCGAGATCGTGCTCGCCCGCGCCCGCCTCACCGTGCCCCGCGGCTACCTCCGGAACGAGGGCCCCGGGGCCGGCGCCGCGTTCGACCTCGACCGCGAGATCTACGACGCGCTGAACATCCCGCCCACCGACAACGGGGCAGGGTTGGAACTGTTCCAGCCCGACATCCGGGTCGAGCAGCACCAGAAGACGGCGGAGGCACTCGTACGGCAGTGCGCCCAGTCGGCCGGGTACAACGCGCAGAGCTTCGGCATGGACGGCGACCGCGCCCCGATCACCGCCACCGAGTACGAGGGCCGCGACCAACGGTCCATCGTCACCCGCCGGAAGAAGGCCGGCTATTGGCGCTACGGCATCCGCGAGCAAGTGCTCTGCCTGCTCGCCCTCGACAACGCGCACTTCGGAGGCCGCAACGCGCTCGACCCCGTCGGCGTCGACTTCGGGGACGGCGTGGCCGAGTCCGAGATGCAGACCGCGAGCACCGTCGAGATCCTCGACCGCGCCAAGGCGATCAGCACCCCGGAGAAGGTCCGGAAGGTGCACCCCGATTGGGACGACACCCGCGTGAACGCGGAGGTCGCCGCCATCCTCGCCGAGACCGCCGTCGAGGACCCCGTCGGCAGCTTCCCCATGTAGGCGAGGGGGTGAGCCCGTGCCCATCCACCCCGGCATGGTCGAGCCCCTCGCCGAGCAGGTACGCGATCTGTACGCCGCCGCCGAGGTCCGCCTACTCGGCATCATCGCCCGCCAGCTCGCCGCCGGCCTCGACGCCCCGTCGTGGGCCGAGCGGAAACTCGGGGCGATCCAGCAGGTGCGCCGCGCCTCGCAGGCCGTCGTCACCGAGTTGGGCCAGGCCGTCACCCTCGACGTGCACGAGGTGATCGCCGAGGCGTACAACGAAGGCCACCGCGCCGGCGTCGCCGAGTTGGGCGCCCTGTCCGACGACGCCGTGCGCATGGTCGACGACGTCCTACCGCAGGCGCAGGCCGTCGACCGCCTCGCCGTCGAGACCGTCGACCGCCTCACCGCGACGCACCGCAGCATCCTGCGCGCCGTCGACGACGGATACCGCGCCGTCGTGGCCGCCGCCAGCGCCGAGCCGCTCCTCGGCACGGCCACCCGCCGCCAGGCCACACAGGACGCCATGAGGGCGTTTGCCGACCGGGGCATCACCGGATTCCGCGACCGCGCCGGCCGCCCCTGGTCGCTCACCGCCTACGCGGAAATGACCATGCGGACGTCCGTCGGCAGGGCCGCGACCGAGGCCCACATGCAGACCCTCGCGACGGCCGGCGTCGACCTTGTGATCGTCTCGGATTCCCCGCGCGAGTGCCCGCTCTGCCGCCCGTGGGAACGCCAGGTTCTCACCGTGTCCGGCCCGGCCGGCGCCCGCGACGTCGAGGTCGAGCACGCCACCCGCGACGGCGAGACCGTCACCGTGCACGTCGCCGGATCCCTCGACGAGGCCCGACAGAAGGGGTTGCAACACCCGAACTGCCGGCATTCCGTGAGCGCGTTCACGCCGGGCCTCACCCGCGTGGACGACGCCAAGCCGGACCCCGACGGGTACGTCGCCGGACAGCGTCAGCGGGAGATCGAACGCACGATCCGCAAGTACAAGCGGCGCGCCGCGACCGCGATGAACGACCGCGACCGCCAGGCCGCCGAGGCCAGGACCCGCCAGTGGCAAGCCGCCATGCGCCAGCACCTCGCCGATCACCCCGACCTGCGCCGCAACCGAGTTCGGGAGCAGGAAGGCGCCGGCAACCTCCCGCCCGAGCAGCGCACCCCCGCCCGCGGGCAGGAAGCGCAGCAGCGGCCCGAGGTCACGCCCGAGCAGCTCGACGCCGCGCGGGTGTGGTCCGGCGACGACCGCACCATGCGCGAGATGACCGACGAGCAGCTCGCCGGCGCCGTCCGCGCGGGCCCCATGGACGCGCGCGCCCTCGCTCGCGTCGAGGCCGAGGCCGACCGCCGCGACCTCGACGAACTCGCCGAGCGCTCCGACAGGCTGTTCCCCGGCGGACACCTCGCCAGGGACCTCGCCGACGTCGGCGACGATGACCTCGCATGGGCGATGCAGCACGCCACCGCCGAGGAACTGCTCAGGATCGCCGCCGAGATGGACCGCCGCGACGGCATCGAGCTACCCCCGCCGGCCTCGACCGGTAACGCCGTCGACGACCTGCTCGCCGACCGCGACGCCCTCGCCGAGGCCATGTCCCCCGCGCCCGACCCGGCCGGATGGGGAGCGCTCGCCGACGACGCATCGTTCGCCCGCGACGCCGCCCGCCTCGCCACCGCGCACGACGAGGACGGAGGGAGCACCGACGAGCGGCACCTCATCACCCGCCGCGAGGCCCGCGAGATGTACGACGAGTACGTGATGCGTCAGTACCTCGCCGCCGAGGACGCGACGAACGGCTACCTCTTGAACCGGAAGGCCCGAGCCGATGGCATCGACCCGGGGAGCCTGTTCAGCGGCCCGGCGAGGATCGCGTACGCGAGGGCGAGCGACGAACTGAAAGAGTGGTGGGCAGCGAACGGCCGTCTCACACAGGCGGAGTTCATCGAGCAGGTCACCGGCAAGTCCCAGCGTTGGGCGTCCGGGGCCCGCAAGAACGAGGCCGACCAGCAGAACCGGAGGTGACGCCAATGGGCGCCCGCGAGGACATCGCCCGCGCCGTCCTGGACGGCGCGGGCGCCGCACGGGAGGGCAAGCCGCCGACCGTATGCCCGCACCCCGCCACGTCCGTTCTGCGGACCGCGTGGATTCGCGGCTACGTCCGCGCCCGCCCGGCCCCCGAGCCGGACGAGTAGCAGCACACCAGCACCACCCCGAAGGGGGCCCCAGCCAGGCGCAGGGGCCCCCTTTCGCATGTCCGTACGCGGATGCCAGGCGCAGCCGCCGACGCCCCAGGAGGGCACCCCATGACCACCGCCTACCGTCACCCCCTCGCCCAGCACGCCGCCGGGACCGTCCTCGGCTACCGCCGCGACGGCCGCCCCATCCACGTCATCGCCGGAGGCAACGGCGCCGGAGAGGGCAGCGGCGCCCCGGCCGGCGGGGAGGGCACCGGGCAGGCCCCGGCCGCCCCGCAGCAGCCCGCCGCCCAGCCGGGTACCGCCCCGCAGCAGCCCGCCGCCGCACCCGGCGGTGAGCCGCAGGACGTCGCCTCGCTCCCGCAGTGGGCCCAGAACCTCATCCGGGACACCCGGGCCGAGGCGGCGACCTACCGGACCCGGGCGCAGGCCGCCGGGACGGGCGAGCCCCAGCAGCCCCAGCAGCCCCAGGCGCCCGCGGCCCCGGCCCCGGCCCCGGCCGCGACCGACGGCGACGTGTCCCGCCTCCCGCAGTGGGCACAGCGGGCCCTCACCGAGAGCCAGACGGCCGCCCGTACGGCCGCCATCCAGACCGCCATCCTGCGCGCCGCGCCGGGTGCCGGCGCCGACCCCGCCCGCCTGCTCGACTCCGCCAGCTTCACCGCCTCGCTCGCCACCGTCGACCCCAACGACACCGCGGCGGTCGCCGCCGCCATCACGGCCGCGCTCACCGCTCAGCCGTGGCTCTCCGCTCAGCCCGGCGGGCCCGTGCGAGGCGGCGCCGACTTCGGCCAGCAGCCGAACGCGCCGCGGCGCCCGACCTCCCTCACCGATGCCATTTCGGCCGCGTACAGCGGCTGACTCCCGTAAGGAGCACACCCCATGCCCGTGACCCTCGCCGAGGCGTCCAACAACGCGCAGGACGACGTCGACGTCTCCGTGATCGACGAGTTCCGCAAGGAGTCGGCCGTTCTCGACTCGCTCGTCTTCGCCGACGTCGTCAACCCGGCCGACGGCGGCGACACCATGACCTACGGCTACCGCCGGCTCATCACGCAGCCGACCGCCAGCTTCCGCGCGATCAACTCCGAGTACGCGGCTTCCGAGGTCCAGACCCAGCGCTACACCGTCGACCTCGCCGTGCTCGGCGGCAGCTTCCGCGTGGACCGCGTCGTCTCCGGTATCGGCCCGGCCGCGTCCGGCGCCGTCGCGCTGAACATGCAGCAGAAGATCAAGGCGACCCGGACCGAGTTCCAGGACGCCGTGATCAACGGCGACACCGCGGTCGACGCGAACGCGTTCGACGGCCTCGACAAGGCCCTTACCGGAAGCTCGACCGAGTTCCGCGCGGGATCCGTCACCGACTGGTCGGACTTCGACACCGCGGCCCGAGCCGAGCACAAGGCCCTCGACGCCATCGACGAGTGGCTGTCCCTCATGGACGGCGCCCCGACGATCATCCTCGGCAACAAGCTCGCACTCGCGCGCGTCCGCGCCGCCGCCCGCCGCGCCGGCATGTACGTCAAGAACCCCGTCGAGGGGCTCATCGGCCCGAACGGCCGCCCGATCGTCCGCGAGCAGTACGGCGACATCACGTTCGCCGACCCGGGCGACAAGGCCGGCTCGAACACGGCGATCATCCCCGTCGAGGACCGCACGGTGGGCGGCAACGCCGCGACCGGCCTGACGGACCTCTACGCCTACCGCGTCGGTCTCGACGGCTTCCACGGTGTCTCGTGCATCGGGGGTCAGGTGGTCCGCCAGTGGCTCCCCGACTTCAACTCGGCGGGCGCCGTCAAGACGGGCGAGGTCGAGCTCGGGCCGATCGGCGTCGTGCTCAAGGCGACCAAGGCCGCGACCGTCTTCCGCAACATCAAGGTCCGCTGAGACCAGAGAGGAGCACCCCCATGGCCACGCTCACCAGCCCCGTGAAGGGGTACACCGGCCCCGGCCCCGGCGGCCTCGCGTTCGTCAACGGCGAGGCCGAGACGGACAGCGAGGCGATCATCGCCTATGCCCACCGGCACGGCTACGGCGTCGACGAGACGCCGCCCGAGCCGGACGGCGGCGAGCAGCCGCCGGCCGACGACCAGGCCCCCGAGGACGCCCCGCCCAAGTCGGCGGGGCGTTCTGGTTCCCGGTCCAAGTAGCCGTGGACCGCCGCGTCTACGCCACCCCGGCGCAGCTCGCGCAGTGGACCGGCGAGCCCGCCCCGGCGGACGCCGAGCGGCTGCTCACCCGCGCGTCCGAGGACGTCGACGACGCGTTGCTGACGGCCGTCTACGACGTCGACGAGGCGGGAATGCCGACCGACCCGGCCGTCGCCCAGGCCCTCGCCGACGCCGCGTGCGCCCAGGTGGCTTACCGCCAGGAGTCCGGCGACACCGGCACGGGCGCGGCCGGCCGCTGGTCGTCCGTGTCCATCGGCCCCGTGTCGATGTCCGGCCCCCGGCAGTCCGCGGGCGGAACCGGCGCCGGATCGGTCGACCTCGGCGAGCAGGCATCACGGGCACTCGCCCGCGCCGGCCTCACCCCCGGGGAGATCTACCCACCGGGGGTGAACTGGTGAGCCAGGTCCCCCGGTGGCTACTCCGCCACCGCGTCAGCATCGAGCCCTATATAGGGGACAGCGCATACGGCCCCCGGTACGGCCCGGCCGTCACCGGCGTCCGGGCCCTGGTCGCCGAGCAAGTACGCACCGTCCGCGACCGCGAGGGCCGCGAGGTCATCTCCACCGCCCAGGTCATCACCGCGCCCGACACCGTGTGCCCGGCCGAGTCCCGCATCACCCTGCCGACCGGTCGCCGCACGCGCGTTCTGTCGGCCGCCCCTCACACCGCGCCGGGCCTACCGGTGCCGGAGTCACTGGAGGTGATGTGCGAATGAGCCGCGCCCGGATCCAGTGGAACGGGCCCGCGATCCAGCGGGCGCAGCGCGCCGGGGCCCTTGCAGGTCTTCGGATCGCCGCCGAGCACGTGCTCGCCGAGGCCCGCCGCGTCGTCCCCATTGAGGAGGCCACCCTCGAACGCAGCGGCACCGCGTCTGTCGACGAGGCGTCGATGACGTCCGGCGTCAGCTTCGACACTCCGTATGCCGTCCGCCAGCACGAGGACATGACCCTTAGGCACGACGACGGCCGTACCGCGAAGTTCCTTGAGAGGCCGCTCGTCGAGCAGGCCGGGCCCGTGCAAGAGATCATCGCCGCTCAGGTGAGGCGGGCCCTCCGTGGCTGACCTGCTCGACGGCCTCGCCCGCTACCTCGACGCCGCCGGCCTGCTCACCTACGACCCCGACGGAGTCGAGGGCGACACCTTCATCGAGACGATGCCGCCCGCGCCCGACGAGGCGGTCGCGCTCGCCCTGTACGACGCCGGGCCGCAGACCACCCGCGACGACGACACCGACCAGCGGCTACAGGTCCGCGTCCGCGGCGGCCCGGACCCCCGCGTCTCCCGCACCCGCGCACAGGCGATCTACGCCGCACTGCACGGCCTCGCCAACGTGCAGCTTCCCGACGGCACTTGGGCCGTACTGATCGCCGCCCGCGGCATCCCCGCGCCGATGGGCGCCGACTCATCCGGCCGTCACGAGCACGTCACCAACTTCGACGTGTCGACGGCCGCCCCCACCACCACCCCGTAAGGAGGTCCGCTCATGGCGGGCAACTCGCGCGCGATCGATTCGCGCGGCTGGATTTTCGAGGTCGAGGACGTCGACGCCGGCACCGAAACGTGGCTCCCGATCGCCGGCCTGAACAGCTGGTCGTACTCCCCCGGTGAGAACGAAGAGGTCGCCGACACGACCAGCTTCGACAGCGACGGCGCGTACGAGGAAGACGTGATGCAGAGGGGATCCTCGATCACGCTGGAAGGTCAGTACCGCATCGACAAGACCACCAAGGCCAGGGATGCCGGGCAGGCGTACGTCGATGAGGATTGGGCGCCGCGTCTCGGCATCGACTCGCACAACCGCATCCGGTACCGCCACGTCACGCAGACCGTGTGGGCGATATGGGACGCCACGATGACCCCCGGCGAGCAGTCCGGCGGCACCAACGAGAAGACGTCCTGGTCGGCGACGTTCCGCCGGTCCGGTCTGCCGACCTCCGCGGCGGTGACCCCGTGACCGACCTCGACCTCGACCTCGACGGCGAGCACCAGGAGCACGAGCAGCCCATCGCCGCGGGTGACTTCGATGCGTTCTTCGACGAGCAGCAGCGCAAGCGGAAGCCGAAGCGGCAGCCGCTCACCCTGTACGGCCGCCGACACTTCCTGCCCGAGTCGCTCCCGATCCTGTTCACGCTCCAGGCGGAGCGGCTCCAGAACTCGACCGACCCCGAGGACATCCGGAAGATGCTGACCGCGCTCTACGGCGAGGACGTCCTCGACGAGTGGGCCGCGCACGGCATGGAAGACCGCGAACTCGGCATTCTCCTGATCTGGTCGGCCGCCGCGATCCGGGCCCCGGGCACGGTCTCGATGGACCGCGCCGCCGAGCTGCACGACCAGCAGGCCGCGGGAAAAGCGCCGGCCCCGAACCGGGCGACCCGACGGAACCCGAAGGCCAAGAAGGGCAAGAAGGCCGGGAGTTCTGGTCGGCGATCCTAAGCAACTGGACGTCGGTCGAGGCTGACCTCGCCCGCGAGTACGGCCTCGACGCCCCGGCCGTAGCCGCCCTGTCCACGCGCCGCTTCCTGGTCCTGATCGGCGGTCTCTCCTCCGAGTCGCGATTCGCCCGCGTGTGGCAGCGCACACCGCGCCGCGTCACCGACCCCGCCGAAATCGCGGCGCTCACCGGCAACCCCGCCGGCTGAACCACACCCCCGGCCGAGGCCGGATGACCCCCGATGGGAGGTGATCCGGCGTGACCCTGACCGTGGGCGAGCTGCTCGCCACCATCAGCGTCGACGACTCCGAGGCCCGCGCCGGAATGCAGCGCACCGAGGCCGCCATGGCCCGGACCGGCGACAGCATCGTCGCCGAGGCCGAGCAGGCCGGAGCCGAGGCCGGAGACGCCCTCGCCGAGGGCATCGAGGGCGGCGCCGAGCAGGGAGCCGAGCAGGGAAGCGGCGCCCTCGCGGCTTTCGGATGGGCCGCCGTCGGCGCCGCCGTCGGCGCCGCGCTCATGGTCGGCATCTCCGAGGCCATGCAGCAGGGCCAGATCGAGGCCAACCTCGGCGCGCAGTTGGGCGCTACCCCCGAGGTCGCGGCGAAGTACGGCGACATCGCCGGCAAGTTGTACGCCGGCGCGATCGTCGAGAGCGTCGAGCAGGGCGCCGACATCATCAAGGGCATCGCGAGGAACGGCCTGCTCCCGCCCGAGGCGACCGAAGAGCAGATGTCCACGCTCGGCCGCCGTGTCGCCGACACGGCGAGCGTCATGGGCGAGGACGTCTCCAAGGTCACCCGCGCCGTCGGCGTGATGATGAAGAACGGTCTTGCGGACAGCGCCGAGGAGGCCCTCGACGTCCTCACCCGCGGCTCGCAGACCGGCGTCGACGCTGCCGAAGACCTGTTGGACACATTCTCGGAGTATCCGACCGAATTCCGGCAACTCGGTCTTGACGCCGAGACCGCTATGGGCCTGCTCTCCCAGGGTCTCCAGGGCGGCGCCCGCGACGCCGACACGGTCGCGGACAGCTTGAAGGAATTCACGCTCATGGCTCAGAGCATGGGCGAGGAGACGGCGGAGTCGTTCAAGGCCCTTGGCCTGAACGGCGAGCAGATGCAGCGCGTTTTTCAGGAGGGCGGCCCGAAGGCGGGCGCCGCGCTGGATCAGGTCATGGACCGGCTCCGCGCGATCAAGGACCCGGCGAAACAGAGCGAGATTGCGCTCGGGCTCTTCGGAACCAAATCCGAGGACATGCAAAAAGCGATCCTCGGTCTCGACCCCTCCAACGCGGTCGACGCGCTCGGCAAGATCGAGGGATCCACCGACGCCGCCGGCAACATGATGAGGGACACCGCGGCCCATCGCTTCGAAGCGTTCAAGCGCGGACTGATGCAGGGCGTCGTCGACGTGATCGGCGCGTACGTCATCCCCGCACTCATGGCCGGCGCCGACGCAGCCGTCGCCATCGGCGAAGGGTTCGCCGCGGCCGGGCAGTTCATCGCCGACAACAGCGGCATCTTCCTGAGCATCGCGACCGCGATCACGGTCGTAATCCTGCCCGCCCTCATTCAGTGGGCCATTCAGCAGGGCATCACGGCAACCGCCGTCGTTACCGGATGGATCACCACCGCGACCGCGTCCGTCACCTCGGCCGCAACACAGGTGGCGTCGTCGTGGGCAACGATCGGCGGATGGGTCGCGATGGCCGCCCGGGCCGTGTGGGCCGGGGCCGTCGTCGTCGGTCAGTGGGTACTCATGGCCACCCAATCGCTCCTCCAGGCCGCCCGCATGGCCGCCGCGTGGCTGATCGCGATGGGCCCCATCGGTCTCGTCATCGCCGCCGTCGTCGGCCTGGTCGTCCTGATCGTCAAATACTGGGACGAGATCACCGCCGCCACCGAGAAGGCGTGGACCTGGCTTGTCGAGACCGTCACCGGCGTGGGCAAGGCCGTCGTCGAATGGTTCACGTCATGGAAGATCTGGGAGACGATCTCCCAGAAGTGGCAGGCCGTGAAGGACGGCACCTCTCGCCTGTGGAACCAGACCACGGAATGGATCCGCGGGATCCCCGGCCGGATCGTCGGGTTCTTCTCCGGGTGGAACATCGCCGCCACCATCTCAGGGCACTGGGAGCGCGCCAAGACGGGCGCGATCGAGAAGGGCCGCGCCCTGGTCGAGTGGGCCCGAGGTCTGCCCGCCTCCATCGCAAGCAGCATCGGCAACCTCGGCAGCTTGCTCGTCGAGAAGGGCCGCAACCTCATCGAGGGGTTGTGGAACGGCATCCGCGCCATGGGTGGATGGCTCAAGGGCCAGTTGATCAGCTTCGCGAAAAACATGATCCCCGGGCCGATCGCCAAGGCGTTGGGCATCGCCTCGCCGTCCCGCGTGATGGCCAAGATCGGCCGTTGGATCCCGCCGGGCCTGGTCCGCGGTATCGACCGCACCAAGGGCATGGTGGCCCGCGCCATGGAGACGCTCGTACCGACCCCGAGCCTGCCCCAGTTCGGCGGCATGGGCGCGCCCGCGTTCGCCGGCGCTTCCCCGTACGGCCCGGCCGGCGGCACCGCGCCGGGTGCCGGAGTCCACATTGAGCACTGGCACGCCGCCGAAAACGGGTCGCCGGACGACAACGCGAGGGCCCTCGAATGGGCCTCGAAGTCGAGGGGGTGACCATGGGTGCCACCGACCTCGGAAGCCTGATCACCGGCCCCGGGCAGGCGCAGTACGGCGACCTCCTGCTCGGCCGCGGCACCCCGTACAGGTGGCGCGCGCTGAGCGGGTGGGAGGAACTCCCCGCCCTCGATACCTCCTCGGCGCTCCGCCCGGACGCGCACGGCGCCTACCCGGGCGTGATGCTCGCGCAGACCCGCACCATCGGTCTCGACCTCATGGTGCGGGCCCCCCGCGATCAGATCGGCGGCGCCGTCGCCGCGCTGAACTCGGGCACGGTGCCACGCCTCGACGAGATACCGCTCGTCGTGTGGCTGGACGAGCGCGGGCCCCTGCTCGTTCACGCCCGCGCCATCCGCCGCAGTATCCCCGTCGGCGTCGGCTACTCGGTCGGGACGATCCTCGGCGCTGCGATCCAGTGGGAGGCGTCCGACCCGAGGAGGTACAGCACCGACGAGCAGTCGGTCGAGACCGGCCTACCGGCGCCCGAACCGGGCCTCGAATGGGCCGGGACGACCGGCCTCGAATGGACCGACGGCCTCGACTACGGGATCGGCGGCGCGACCGGCAACATCGGCGTGATCAACGGTGGCGACGCTGAGACCTCACCCACGATCACCTTTACCGGGCCGGTCACCGCGCCGCGGCTCTCCCAGGAGGACGGCCGGACGCTGGAGTACGACATCGCGCTCGCCGCCGGTGACCAACTGACCGTCGACACCCGCGCCGGAACGGTGACCCTGAACGGGACTGCCAGCCGCCTGTATACGGCGACCGCCCGCAGCGTGCCCGAGCAGGCGTGGACCCTCAGCCCCGGCACGACCTCTCTCTCGTTCCGCGCCGAGTCGCATTCGGCCGCCGCCCGCTGCGCCGTCGAGTGGCGCAGCGCCTATTGGTAGGAAGGACACCCCCCGATGCCCGTGCGTCCCGCATGGCTGACGAACCGAGGCGATCAGGCCGGCGGGCAGACCCGCACGGATACCCGCCTTGCCCCGCTCGGCACCCTCACCCCGACCGGCCGCCTGACGTCCCTCTCCGGAGTCATCCCCGGCTCGCCCAACGGCGCCACCCCCATGGCCGGCCTCGCCGTCACCGGTAACACCGGTGCCATGACCGCGTCCGTCGCCCCCGGCCGCGCGATCATCCAGTCGACCGAGGCCGCCGGCGCGTACCCCGTCAGCCTCGACACCGCCCTGACGATCACGCTCGGCGACGGCAACGCCGCCAATCCGCGATTCGACTTGATCGTGTTGCGGATCTACGACGCCGCCGTCGACGGCGGCGCCGAGACCAAGGGCGCGATCGAGATCATCCAGGGCGCCGCCGCAGCGTCCCCCATCGTGCCGACCGTCCCGGCCGCCGCCATCCCCCTCGCCCAGGTCCGCGTACCGGCCGGCGCGAGCGCGGGAAGCGGCGGTATCGACTGGGGAACCGCGCTCACCGACCGCCGCACGGGCACCGTGGCCGTGGGCGGCATCCTGGTCGGCAACCCGACCGCGCCGGGCGCCTATCCCGGGCAATTCCGCGACGGCGGGCGCGGCATCGAACGGTGGTCGGGCACGTCATGGATGCCGACGGAGGAGCGGCACCATGTGCAGGTCATGAAGACCGGCACCTATGCCCTGTCGGCGAACACGTACACCTCGATTCAGTGGAGCACGGCACCGACCCGCACGGACACAGTGATGTGGTCCGCAGCGCAGCCGAGTCGACTGGTCGCCCCCGTGAGCGGCCTGTACATCGCGTACACCTCGCAGACGTGGCCCGGCGGCGCGAACTCTTGCCGGACCCGACTCAAGATCAACAACGACGAGAACAACGTCGTCCAGATGTCCTACATCGCCGCGTCGAGCGGCGGACAGGGCGACTCCGGCTCGCTCCCCCTGGTCATGGCCGCCGGTGACTACGTCGAAATGCAGATCTGGAACACGAACGCGTTGACGGGCATCCCGGGCGCCTACAGCCGCGCCGGCCTGGTGTGGCAGGGCCCCGCATGAGTGGCCTGTACCGCGTCGTCCTGTGCGATCTGCGGTCCGAGCAGGTACTCGACATCCTGCCCGCGCAGGGCATCAAGTGCGACGACTTCATCGGCAAAACCGGATCCGCCCAGTTCTCCATCCCGGTCACGGACTCGACCATGGCGCGCCGGGCCCGCGAGGCCGTCATCCCGGCCCGCACGGCCGTGTGGATCGAGCGCGCCGGCGAGGTGTGGTGGGGCGGCATCGTATGGACCCGGGAGATCACCCCGCCGTCCCGGGGCCGTCCCGGCAGCCTCACCGCGCAGGCCGCGACGTTCGACTCGTACCTCGCGCACCGCCTACTCGTGAACGGCTGGACCGGGGCCGCCGTCGATCAATTCGACATCGCCCGCCAGCTCGTCAACTACGTCCAGTCGACCGAGGGCGGAGACATCGGCATCGAACTGGACTGGACGCAGACATCCGGCGTGCTCCGCGACCGGACGTACTCCCGCTACGACCTGTTCGTCGTGCGCGACGTGCTTGACCAACTCGCCAACGTCGAGGGCGGGTTCGAGTGGCGGATCCGGACGTACCGCGACGCTGACGGCCGCCGCGTCAAGGGGCTCCAGCTCGGATACCCCATCATCCGGTCCAGCCGCACCGAGTTGGTTCTCTCCTCGCCGGGCCCGGTCATCGACTACCGCCTCCCCGAGGACGGCACCATGCGCGCGACGCACTGGCACTCCCGGGGCGCGTCCATCAACCGCAACCAGACCGAGCCGTCGTTCCCGCTCATGTCCGCGCCCGTGTCCATCGATGGGGCCGTGGAGCCGGGCGGGTGGCCTCGCCTTGACGGAACGAGCGATTACACCAGCGTGGAGAAGCAAGCCACCCTCGACGCGCACGCGCGCGCCGACCTCTCCCGAGCGTGGACCACCACGCAGGTCCCCACCGTGGCGGTCCGCCTCGACGGCTCCGGGATCTCCCCGGGCCTGCTCGGCTCCACGATCCGGCTCCGGATCCGAGACGAGTGGCACCCCGAGGGGCTCGACGCCCGGTACCGCCTGATCGGCCTCGCTACCACCCCGGCCGAGCGCGGCCGGCCCGAGACCGCCGATCTACTCCTCGAACCCAACGCCACACCGGCGACCCTCACCGCCTAGGAGGCCCCCGCATGGCCGCAATCCCCCAAGACCTCCTCGACCGACTTCGCCGTCTGGAGGCCGAGGTACGCGAGCTGAGGGGCCGCTCACAGATCCGCCCCGCCATGGACCAAATCCTTGCCGGCGACGTGGTCGTCGGCGAGGGCGGCGCCCTGTCCGTCCTCGACCCCGACAACGGGCACACGACCTTCCGCGTCGGTGAGATCTACTCGGCGACCGGCGAGTTCGGGACCGTGATCAAGCGGGACGACGGCACCGTCGCGATCAGCGTGCTGCGCGGCCCCCAGGCCGCCCCCACGCAGTCCCAGGCCGTACGCATCATGGACTCGGCAGGGAACGAAATCCTCTCCGGCGAGACGATCGATCCGGCCGGCGGCCTCGCCCGCCCGTACCTCTCCCTGCCGATTCCGCAGGACGAAAACACCGCCTCATGGCCAGGCAGCGCGTCCACCGCGTGGACCACGATCGGCCGCTCGCGCGGACTCGTTCAACACCCCAAGGTGTGGATCTACGCCGTCATGGCCCGCCCGGCCGGCGTCTCCGCACAACTGCAACTCCTGATCGACGGCACGCCCGTCGTCACCGGCGCCGTGAACGCGACCCTCACCGGCCCCGGAACCGTCCCGGGCTACGAGTACGCCAAGGGCGTCGAGTTCGAGCTACAGGTGAAGGTCACCGCCGGCACCGGCACCGTCCGGGCGATGACCCGCTACCTGTACGGCATCCAGTCCTAACCACACCCCACCCGAGGGCCGTTCCGCGCACCGCGCCGGGCGGCCCTTCCGCATTCTCGGAGGTACCCCCATGGCCGCGCCCGCGACCGCCGCCCGCTTCCTTGCCGCGCTCCGCGCCGAGGGCCTGACCGTCGTCACCTACCCGGGGTGGGAGACGCACAACAGGAACCACAAGGGCCCGTGGGGCCCCGTGCACGGCATCGTCGTGCACCACACCGTCACCAAGGGCACCGCGAACACGGTGCGCATCTGCCGCGAGGGACACAGCACCCTGCCGGGCCCGCTGTGTCACGGCGTGATCGCCAAGGACGGCACGGTGCACCTGATCGGCTACGGCCGCACCAACCATGCCGGATCCGGCGACCCGGACGTGCTCCGGGCCGTCATCGACGAGCGCCCGACCCCGGTCGACGACGAGGCGACCACCGACGGCAACCGGCACTTCTACGGGTTCGAGTGCGAGAACCTCGGCAACGGCGCCGACCCGTGGCCCGAGGTCCAGCTCGACGCCATCGCCCGCGCGTCGGCCGCCGTCTGCCGCCTGCACGGCTGGGGCGCGCGCTCCGTGATCGGCCACCGCGAGTGGCAGCCGGGCAAGCCCGACCCCGTGGGCTTCACCATGGACTCGATGCGCGACCGGGTCGACGCCCGCCTCGACGACAAGCCCAAGCCCAAGCCGCCGGCCCCCAAGCCGACCCCGCCGGCCAAGCCGAAGCCGACCCCGCCCAAGAAGCCGGCCGTCTCCCTCGCCCGCCTGATCACCGCGGCCCGCATCGACCCGGCGAAGAAGGGCACCCCCGTCTCGTACGCCGGGGCCCGCGTCGTCGAGCAGGCCCTCGCCGCCGAGGGGCTCCTCGACCGCGCCCTGATCGATGGCCACTTCGGCACCGCCACCCGCACCGCGTACGGCCGCTGGCAGGCCCGCCAGGGATACCGCGGCACCGCCGCCGACGGAGTCCCCGGCCGCGCCTCGCTCGGCGCCCTCGCGGCCCGACACGGCTTCACCGTCACCGCCTGACCTGCTCTGCCCAACCCCCCACAGGAGGAACCCCGCATGTCCCCCGCCACCAAGCGCACCGCCCGCACCGTCATCCAGACCGCCGTAGCCCTGGCCCTCGCGCTCCCCGCGATCGTCGCCGCGTCCGGCATCCCCGCCTCGCTCCCGTACGTCGCCGGCGCCCTCGCCGTCGCCGGCGGCCTCGCCCGCGTCATGGCCCTGCCGTCCGTCGAGGCCCTCCTCGACCGCGTCGGCCTCGGCCTGGTCGACGACCCCGACGGCGGCGCCCGGTGACGATCCCCACCCCGTCCGACCCGGCCGCCGTCGCCGTCGAGCTCGAAAAGCTTCGCGGCACGATGGAGACCGGATTCGCCCGCGTCGACGGCTCCCTCGCCCTGCTCGTACAGCGCGGCGACCAGACCGACCGCCAGCTCGCCGACCACGAGGCACGCCTCGACCAGCTCGAACGCGCCCGGTGGCCCCTGCCGTCCCTCGCCGCCTTGGTCGCCCTGGTCGGCCTCGCACTCAGCCTGTGGCAGTTCGCTGCCCGCCCATGAGCAACGCCCCCCGCGCGGCCACACGGCCGTTGCGGGGGGCGTTCTCTACGTTGCGGTCCTACGCGGCGATCGTCAGCTCGCGCGCACGCTCGTTGAAGTCGGCGACCAGCCGGCCCCCGAAGGGCGCCATGCGCCGCTGTAGATCCTGCACGGCCTCGACCGCCCGCGACGACTGCACCTGTGACGTCAGCCGCAGCGTCCGCAGACCGGCCGCGTACGCCCCGTCGAGGTCCTTACGTTGCAGGTGGGACACCGCGAGGGCCGCTTGCGACATGGCTCCGCGGCGGGCCCGGTTCTGCGTCTTCGCGTGGTCGATGGACCGGCGCGCGTGCTCCTCGGCCGCCTTCGGGTTCTCAAGGTCCCGCATCGTGTTCGCGTGCTCCCCGTGCAGGTACGCAGGGTCGATGAACGCCGCCCAGTCCGGTTCTTCGGCGAGGTCGACCCGCTCGTAAGCACGCTCCGACTCGACGACGGCCCGGGCCGCGGCGACCTTGTCGCCGAGCAGGGCGAGCGCCCGCGCTTCCAGGCACCACAGATCGGCCAGGCACGCCGGCGACGTCCACCTCGACAAGCCTTGTCGGCCCGCCTGCGCGAGGCGCCGGCCCTCCGCGGGGTTGCCGAGTAGCGTCGCCTGGTCAGCCATGCCCGCGAGGACGTGCGCGCCCAGCGGCGCGTTTTGCGACTCCTCGGCGAGGCGGAGCGACTGAATGAGGTACCGCTGTGCGGTGCTGTGCTCGCCGTTGTCGTACGCCATCCACCCGAGAAGGTAGGTCTGTTCGGCCGCGGCCTCGCACAGAGCGCGCCGCACCGACTCGTCGTACGACCGGCGCAGCAATGGGTAGACGTGCCAGTTCATGTACTCCGCGAGGACCAGGCGCCCGGATCCGCCCCCTTGCAGCACGTCCATGCGCTGGAACGTCGCGAACATGTTCCGGACGGCCTTCACGTCTTCGAACCGTACGCGCGGGCCCGGGTCGGGTTCCTGGTCAAGGGTGTTGAGCAGCCAGTCCCGCGAGGGACCGACACCGGCCACGGCCGCGAACGGCGCGGCTGCAAGGAACTTCCTACGGTCCACGTCAGCTCTCCCCAAGTCGGCGACGACTTCCACGGTAGCCGCGAAACTGGGGTCGTACGTGAGTGCGGCCTCGGCCGATGTGCCCTCGCCGAGCCCGAGGTCGTACGTCGTGATACGCCACCCGAAGTGCTCGGAGAACACCCCGGCGAGGATGTCGGGTACAGGCTGGCGGGGCGATTCACCTTCGAGCCATCGGCGAATCCTGGTCGCGTTGGGCGTGATGTGCGGCTGACCCCAGTCAATCGCCTTCGCAATCACGCGCCGCGCGAGTTCCTTACGGCTCATGCCGGACCGGCCCAGCCAGTAATCGAGTCGGTCGTTCGGTGAGTTCATCCCCTGCACCCTTCCGCGAACCAGCGTCCGAAGGGACACCCTTCGACACCCCCCTCGACGGTACCGGGACTTTCGTCACAGGTGTTGCCTGATACGAAACTCACCGTGACGCAAGAAGAGGTCGGCATGAACGATCTACAGGCGGCACCCTGTTGCACACCGCCCAACAGGCCCCCGGCACAGGCCATCTTCCCCAAGGGCATCGAGGCGCCGGCGGCGGCCCGGGCGTACGTGCGCGACGTCCTGGCGCACGACGACGACCGCCTCGACGACGACCGCCTCGACGACGTCGCGCTGCTCACCTCGGAGCTGGTGACGAACAGTTACCGGTACGGAACTGAGCCCGGCGACTCGATTCTCGTCACGGTCCTGACGACGCCCGACATCGTGCGCGTCGAGGTGGCCGACCCGTGCCGCACCTTCCCCCGTGTCCGGGTCGAGTCGGGGGAGCGAGCCCGCGGGCGCGGCCTGAACCTCGTCGAGGCCCTCGCGGCGCGGTGGGGCGTCGACGAGCGTCCGATGGGTAAGGCCGTGTGGGTCGAGGTGGCGCGGTGACGACCAAACCTGAAACGCCCGCCTCCGGCATGTCCTTCCGGGCCGTACCCGGCCCCGGGTTCGCCGCCGGGTGCATCGTGACGACGTGGGTTGCGGAAGGGTTCTTCTCCCGGGTCGCGTACGTCCTGATCGGTCACGCGCCGCCGCGACGGCCGGGCGAGACTTCCGAGACGATCACGGAAGGGCTCATGGGCATGGTCGACGCCATGAACTTACGGCCGGCCGCTGAGCGGGTGCCGATCGTCGGGGCTCGCCTGCGGGTGCGCGGGCCGCTCGCCGCCCTTGACTACGGACACCCCGAGTACCTCATGAGGTTGCCCGCTATCGGAGACGAGTGGCGAACGCACGTCGTCCGGGGCGGGCCCGTGTGCCTGACGGTGGGACTCGACCCCATCCCGCCCGGGGCGGGCCCGGACGCCATCGCCGCGTACCTCGACCGCGTCGCCTCCACGGGCCGGGCGTACATGGGCGCGACGACCCTTCGGGCGCGGTGA